TTTAGTTTATCTAAACAGTGACTATGATGGAGGAGACATATACTTTCCAAAATATGAAATGTCTTTTAAACCAGAACCAGGAGATTTATTATGCTTTCCAGACAATCCAAGTTTTGTTCATGGTGTCAAGCCAATAATTAAGGGAACAAGGTTTACATTACCTCGTTGGTTTACACGTATTGTGTGATAAAATAGACTAGGAGAACCTATGTCTAACCCATCAAATCTTTATGCAGAAAAAATTTTTTCAGAGCATCCAGTAGCATTGTGGGCATTAGACGATAAATCAGACTATGTAATGCTGTTAGATAATACAGATAAAGATATTAGTCTTTGGGATATAACTAATGGCACTATTTCAGAAGAAACTAGTTTGCCATCTCAGCCATTTACTTCTGAATCACTCTATAAAATGGTTGGTGTACCATCAACAACATTAGATAAAGTTGCTACGTTAACTAGCAACAATGTTATAAATTTTTTAGATTTTAATTCAGACTTAGACACTTTTGTTTTATCTTGTTATTTTTATTCAAACAGTTTACACTTAAAATCTGTGGCAATAGGATTTAAATATACAGATGTAAACACTAGCGAGTCTGTAGAAGTTTTAAAAAACGTACCAATATCAGTAAGTGGAAAATGGTTTTTACTATCAGAAACATTTAACAAAATCAATCAAAATACAACAATGCAGATAGTTATTAAAATAGGATATTCAGCAAGTTTAAACAGTAGCGAAGAATACGAGTTTTTACTTAATGGATTATCCTTGGGTCAATGGTCTGAAGAGTTTAATAATTACTCTATGGGTTCAAATGTAATATCTATACCATCTGATATATCAATAGAGTCATCACAAGGCATTGTGGCAAAATCATATGGATCTGATACAAATTATGGATATTATTTAGTAAACAATAACAAGATTTATGCACAAAATTTTGGAGTGCCTATGGTTTATGGTGCTTCAAATGTTACTAAAATATATCCTAATATAAATGAAGACGAAACAGCAAAGCCATCTATAATTTTTCCAGGTTTTGGATTCTTAAACGAATCTGGTAGATATAGTACATATACCGTAGAAATGTGGTTAAGGTTTGGAGTTGACACCTTAGAGAGTAAAAGGATATTTGGACCAATTAACTCTAATGATGGTTTGTACGTTGATGATTGCTTTTTAACATTAGTTATTGGAAATCAATTTAAATCAATATATGTTGGTGAATGGTCAAGACCAATGTTAGTTCAAATAGTTTATTCTGAAAGCAAAGTATTTTTATTTTTAAATGGAGAAAAAGTTATTGATATTGACATAGATAATTCAACGATAACATTGTTACCTAAGTTAGATGAGTCTGATAAGGATCAAGATTGGTTAGGGTTCTATTGCTATACAGATATATATCCATTTGAATTAGATTGTTTTGCAATATATCCTTACGTTGTTCCAGAAATAATTGCAAAAAAGAGATGGGTTTATGGACAAGCAGTTAAATCTTCTGAGTCAATAGATTCTGCATATAGCGGAAAGTCAGCATTTATAGATTATTCATTTTCTAATTATGGAACAAACTATGATTATCCTAATATTGGAAAATGGCAACAAGGAAAGATAGATAACCTAAATGTAACAAGTAGTTATTTAAGTAATCCAGATTATAGTTTGCCAAATATAAATGTTGAAAATATTAATGACTGGTATGAAGAATTGTATACCCTACAAGACGAAGACTATCCATTTGTAACCTTCGCAGATCAAAACGGCTCCTTTGTATTTGAAAATCTTAATATTTTAAATAATGATATTAAATCTTTTCATGGAATATTTAAAACAGCATCTTTGTTAAACTCAACTCTTGTTATGATTAAAAATAAAAATAACTCAGATTTCTTTAAAATATATACAACAGATAGTGGAGATATATTTTATAAAATTAATGTGTCTGGAACAGAAACAACTTTACATCAAACCCAATATGTGGTAGATCAATACTTAGAAATTGGTGTTGACCTAGAAAAAATAACATCACACTTTGGAAAAAATATTGCCACTTTCTTTGGCAATAAGAATGCTTTAAAGTTAATACTTTTAAATAATGATAGCAATGACTCTTGCTTTAGTCAAAAAATGTATAGATTTGGATTTTCAACAAAAAATAATCACAAGTTATTTTCTACGCATTTTGAGAATAATGGAATACTTGAAGATAATGGCAACATTAATGCTCATATGTTTAACGATTTAGCAAGTTATACATTAATGCCATCGGTTAGGTATGGCAAGTATTATTTGGATATAGGTGTTTCTGGATACTGGGAAGACTATGTGCCATTAAAGTATTTTGCAAAGTATATAACAAACTCATCTGGTAAAAAAGAGTATGGTTTAGATTATATTCAATATAACATCAATTTTCCTTCACCTTCTATCTTTAAACCAGTAGAAGACGCTGGTGGATGGACATATGGTAACCTAAATGCACTATTTGCAGCACCTTTGCAACAAACATATGAGGTGTTAGATAACTCTCTTTTTACAGGATATAATAATTATGATGATTTACAATATAACAGATCAGATTTAAGTTACGAATACGACTCTGTAAATTCTTTAGTAAAGTCCTATGTGTCTTTTCAGTTTACAACTACTGGATTAAATAAAAAGTTTGAGTCTTTTACTACTGTTGCACCAGCACTAAAGAGTGGTATTTTAAATCTTGATAACTATCCAGATTGGCAAAACACAATATTTTTAGTACAAAACGATACTATTATTTACCCACCATCTTCAGTAAAATTTGAAGATCTAGCAATATCAGTTCATTTAGATTTTTCTGTAAAGTCAACTATTAATAGAAAGATAAAGATTAAGAATCTAGAACTATCATCTAGGTCTTTAGACGAGGATGCTTCTACACCCATTAATACCAAGTCTGGCACTAAGTTATACCCATATATTAAAAATGGAATATATAACGATTATAAAGGCAAAAATCCAATTAGTATTTATAAAAAATCTAATCCGTATCTACATTTAACCAGGTACTCTGGAATCAAATTAAAAGGTGATTTTAACTCTTATCAAAATAGAGGCATTAGTATGCTAATAAATGAAAACAAAGACTCTTTATTTTCTGTATCTACCATTCAACTTGCAATTAAAAATGATACCAGTAACTTTACATACACGCCAGTTCAAATATTTCAAGTAAATACATCAAACTCTTCTATTAATTTTTATATTGTGGCAAATGGCGATTCTGGACAAAGAGCAAAAATATACGCGATAGATTCAAAAACTGGTCAATTACAAAATGGCATATCATACTATTTAAATGGACTGCTAGTTGCTAATCCAGTAATTGACAATAAAAACTGGTATTTTTTAAGCATATCTTTTGCAAACGCTTTAACATTTAACTCATTTACTGGATCTATAAGTTTAAACGGTCCATTGGTCTATAATCACATATCGTATTATAAGTTAACTGGTTTGCAACAAAAACAATCGTCTATTACTAGAATTTGGGATGAGGTAAAGCAGCAGTATGTGCTTGGAGCAGAGGAACCATTTGATTTTGATTGGGATTTTTGGAACCAGGGATATTTGTGGTTTGGTGTATTAATTAAGACATCTTCTTCAGATTTTGGAGATACTTCTTCAAATATTTACAAAACATACATGGGAACTAACAAAATTATTGTTGGAAATGATGGAGAAAGACAGTTGTTGGCACAAAGTTACGATAATCCTATTCATATTGGTTCTTCGTGGCAACAATATATCCTCAATCCAACATAATATGGTATACTAATGGTTATGAATAATCAAAATCCAAACAAAAAAAGAAAACCTCGTATGAAAGGCCAAATTGGCGACTCTAAAATAACCTTTATTGAAAAGAACTATGATTGGGGCGTTTATGTTTGGAAAAGAGCCAATGGTAAGTGGTTCACTGATGGAGAGGGTAATATTTTAAATATACCAGCCGTAAAACACGATATTGCCGCTTTAGCCGAAATAAAAAAGACAGCAGCATATTATGGAGAACCAGATGGAGAGGCTGTATTTTTTCCAGGTATGGGAAGAGTATCAGACGAAGAGTATTCCGAACAAGTAGATAGAATGAAAGCGGGATTAATCCCTAACCTTAATGATCTTGGTGCAGTAGCAGCAGCCAAAGCAACAATTGCAAAATATGGCGATGAAGAATAATGAGTGAAGAATTTAACTATGTTATTGGTGCTAGGATAGACGAAAACGAACAAGCAGTTAATGCATTTGCTGGTTCAGACCCATTTAGCAAAAACTGGGAAGAGTTAAAAAACTATTCTGGTTTGGATAATAACTTTAAACGTCGTGCAGCAAGAATGTCCAAGGCTCTAGTAGATACAACCCAACAATCTTATATTGACAGATCAATTGCAGTTCCACAAGGTATTGATGGTGCTCGCTCTAATCAGATAAATCCTGGTAACGTATTTAGAAATGGTTATGGACTATTTGACGTAATCACACCACCATGGAATGTTTATGAACTTGCCAACTACTATGACACATCCTTTGCAAACCATGCAGCCATTGATGCTAAGGTTGAAAATATTGTAGGTTTGGGATATGATTTTGATATATCAAAAAGAACAATGCTCAAATTAGAGAATTCCTCAAATGACGAATCAGTAAGTCGTGCAAGAAACAGAATTGAAAGAGCAAAAGTAGAGTTACGTGATTGGCTAGAAAGTTTAAACGCAGATGACTCTTTTACCACAACAATGGAAAAGATATACACAGATGTTCAAGCAATTGGTAATGGATACATGGAAATTGGTAGAACCACTCGTGGTGAAATTGGATACGTTGGTCATATTCCAGCAACCACAATGCGTTGTCGCAGACTAAGAGATGGATACGTACAGGTTATTGCAAACAAGGTAGTTTACTTTAGAAACTTTGGTGCTACAAATTCAAACCCAGTAACTGAAGATCGTAGACCAAACGAAATTATTCATTTTAAACAATACTCACCATTAAACACATTCTATGGTGTTCCAGACATTATTTCAGCAATATCATCTCTACACGGTGATCAACTGGCTTCACAATACAATATTGACTACTTTGGTAACAAGGCAGTTCCAAGATACGTAGTAACTATGAAGGGTGCCAAACTATCTGCAGACGCAGAAGACAAGATGTTTAGATTTTTACAAACTGGATTAAAGGGTCAAAACCATAGAACTTTGTACATACCTCTTCCTGGAGATACAGAAAATAACAAGGTAGAGTTTAAGATGGAACCTATTGAATCTGGGGTACAAGAGGGATCATTTAAGGAATATAGAAAACAAAACCGTGATGACATCTTGGTGGCACATCAAGTACCGCTTTCAAAACTAGGTGGATCAGACTCAGGGGCAATTGCAGCAGCATTGGCTCAAGATAGAACATTTAAAGAGCAGGTAGCCAGACCAGCACAGGCTCAACTAGAAAAACAAATTAATAAGATCATACGCGAGAAACAAGACGTACTAGAGTTTAAGTTTAATGAACTTACTTTGACAGATGAAATAGCACAATCACAAATTCTTGAAAGATATGTAAAAACACAGATTATGATGCCTAATGAGGCAAGAGTGGCACTGGGTCTTCCACAAAGAGACGGTGGAGACGAACCATTTGTAGCCAAACCAGAGACTATGAATAATGATGCCAATCGTGCAAGAGATGGCGAAAGACTTAATAATCAGTCCGATGGATCTGCAACTGTAAGTGGTAGAAATCCAAAGGGCGAGGGTAGATCTTCAACCTAGTTACACTGTTTATAACATGTTTATAACTTGTGTATAAAAGGGCTCTATAATGTATAGTACGATGTCTATATTAAAAGCCCAATGGAATACAGAAGGCGAGAATGTCCGCCTTTCTATGCCTTTTAGTAAGGTTGATAAACAACGCCGCATTGTTTCAGGCTTTGCCTCATTAGATAACTTAGATCGTCAAATGGACATTGTAACTACAGAAGCCAGCATGAAGGCATTTGAAAACTTTCGAGGTAACATAAGAGAAATGCATCAACCATTAGCAGTAGGCAAAATGGTTTCATTTAAGCAAGACAAATATTTTGATTCAGAGTCAAAGAAGTTTTATAACGGTGTTTTCGTTTCCGCTTATGTCTCTAAAGGTGCTCAAAGCACATGGGAAAAGGTTTTGGATGGCACACTAACAGGTTTTTCTATTGGTGGAAAAATGAACAAATGGGACGACGCTTTTGATGAGAAGTTAGATTCTCAAATTAGAATTATTAAAGATTATGATCTTGTTGAGTTAAGTCTTGTAGACTCTCCAGCAAATGAATTTGCAAACATTATGTCTGTTGAAAAAGTAGACGGAGTTGCAGTAATTAAAGGTGATAATACAACCTTAGAAAATGTTTTTTGGGATTCAGAAACTGGAATTGTTATGGTTTCAGAAAATGAAAAAGAAATCAGTCCAACAACTGGCAATGAAATGAAAAATATAGGATTCGTTGAAAAAACGGATAATGAAAAAATCAATATGATAAAGTTCTTAGTCGATAGTGCTAAAGGCATTACCACTTCTAAGATTACCAAGGAGGTAAGTCCTATGACAGAAACAACAGAAGTAGTAGCAGAGATTGTTGAAAAATCTGATATTGCAGTTGAAAATGTTGAGGTTGCTCCAGAGGCAGATGCCGTAGTTGATGCTCCTGTTACAGAAGTTGTTGCAGAAGATGCACCAGCAGCGGAAACAGTTGTGGAAGCAGAAAAAGCAGACACAGTTGAAGCAGTAGCAGAAGTTATTGAAGAAGTTGCTACAGAAGTATCTAAAGCAGACGATGTTATTGTTGAGGCAGTAACAGAAGTTAAGAATACTCTTACATCAGCCTTTAGCGATCTACTTGCAACAGTAAAGTCTTTACAGACAGAAGTTGCAGATTTAAACAAACAAGTTGCTGACACAAAGTCACAAATTGTTAATACACAAAATGCACTAGTTGAAACAAACGGTGCAGTTAACGAGTTTGGAAAGAGAATGGAATCAGTAGAATCTGATACCGCTTTCCGAAAGTCTGGCGATCTCGGCGAGGTCGTACAGTTACAACCAGTAATGGTTGAGAAATCCCTATGGGGCGGACGTTTCCTCAAAACAGCCGATCTATTCAGATAGAAAAATCACGTGGAGGTGAAATATATGTCGGAAGAAATAATTAAAAATCAGCCAGGAACATCAGGCGATCTAGGTGGAACAGCACCTGGAACAGCCCAAGCACAAGGTGCATTCGCATCTGGTTCTGATGCTGGTGAAAACGTAGCAGGCAACTATGCAAACGGTGGTGTTTTAGGTAACATCGCAGAAGCATCATTTGGCTCTACATCAGGAGTTAACGCAGTAAATCCTTCAGGTGATACTGGAAGCGGTATCTTACGCCCTGAACAAGCACGTCGTTTTATAGACTATGTGTGGGACGCAACTGTATTGGCTAAAGATGGTCGCAGAGTGACCATGAAAGCAAACACAATGGAACTTGAAAAAGTTAACGTTGGAGAACGTGTAATCCGTGCAGCCTCACAAGGCTTAGGCGAATACACAAACGCTGGTGCAACATTCTCAAAAGTTGAATTAACTACAAAGAAAATTCGCTTAGACTGGGAAGTATCATCAGAAGCACTTGAAGACAATATTGAAGGTGCAGCATTGGAAGATCATATCGTAAGATTGATGACCAACGCATTCGGTAATGATATCGAAGACCTTGCAATTAACGGAACAGGAACAGGTTCAAATGCTTTCACTAGCATCATGAACGGTTTCGTAAATCAAGTAACAGCGAACACTTCAGCAGCACACGAGTCAGTAGCCAACGTAGTATCAAATGCTTGGACAACAAACACACTGCAAGATATAATTCTTGCAATGCCACGTAAGTACCGTGCACTTAAGAATAATCTTAAGTTCTACGCAGGTACAGACGTTTTCCAAGGTATTGTTAAAAACAATGGTACTCTTGCCGATGCAATTGCCGAAGCCTTTGTAAATAAAGGTCCAGGTACAGAAGCAAATCGTCAAGCATACCTTGATGGTAACGCACAAACATTCGGAGGAGCACGTACAACACGTGTACTCGGAATTGATGTTCAAGAAGTTCCTTACTACCCTGCAGGATATGTCGATTTGACATTCCCTGCTAACCGTGTATGGGGTTTCCAACGCGACATCACAGTTAACCGCGAATACAGACCAAAGAAAGATACTGTAGAATATACAGTTTTCGTTCGTTTCGGTATTCAATGGGAAGAACTAGATGCAGTCGCTTATGCGGATGCAGCAGGCGAATAGCCTAATCTGTAATACAATTTTAAGGGGAGTAGGATTAATTTCTTACTCCCTTTAATATTTAATTAAATGATATAATACTACAAGGAGGAATATATGTCAGAATTAGACAAAGATTTAAATCTACAAACACCAGAAACAGTTGAAGAAAATACTATTCAAGACGCAGTTGTTGAAGATATTGTAGAAGAAGTTATAGAAGAAATCCAACCAGCATTGTTAGCCCCAGGCGAAGCATTAATTCCAGAAGATAAAAAACAAGCAGTTCAAGACCTTGTTGAAGGACTTGCTCCATTATCAACTGGTGCCATTGGTGTTGGAAAACAACCAAGAACTAAAAAAGAAAAACCTGCTGAACCTAAACAAGGTAAAGAAAAAGTTGCAATTAAGTCAACTAAGAACGTATCCTGGATGGGTGTAGGCCAAGTAAAAGTTGGTATCAACTACGTATCCGCAGAGGAAGCAAAAGAATGGTCAACACGTAATCACATTACAGTTTTGAAACCAGAAGACGTTGCAAGGGAATACGGCTTATAAACAATGGAAGCAT